TTTATTTGTGTTCTGCTGGCTTTGAGACCATAGGTGTCGGCAGAAACATCTCAGAGTCGGGCCTTGGTTTATCTGATGATGAGATTAATTATTTACTGGCAAATGACATAGAGCGAGTAAAGGGAGAGCTATCTGAGACTTACTTCTGGTTTGTCGCTATGAACGAGGCTAGACAAGATGCCATGATCGACATTTGTTTTAACCTTGGTCTGACCAGATTGCGAGGGTTTGTAAAGGCTCTTGAGGCTATGTCGCGTGAACAGTTTGATATAGCTGCTGATGAGTTTATGGATAGCAAGTGGGCGCAACAAGTGGGAAATCGTGCAGTTAGGGTTACTGAAATGATCAGAACCGGAGAGTATCAGTAATGGGTTTATTTGATCGAAATATGCAGACTGGCGCTAATGCTCAACAATTAGGGTTTGCGCCTCCCGCTGCACCGGCAAATTCTTTTACCCCGCCCGGATTGCCTGTTGGCTACGGTCAGATTCAGGGTCAGCCCCTCCTCTCAAGAAACCCTAACTACGGCGTTCCTACAGGCATAGCTGCCTTGCTTGGCGGTCAAAATCCTATGGGCGCTCCACAGACCGGAGCTTTGCTAACGCCTCAGCAGGCAGCCCCAAACCCTATGGAGGGTATTAATCCTCTCACAGGTCAGCCTTTTCAGACGTTTGATGCTGGCGCAACGACTGATGCCATAACGCAGGGCAGGCAGGCTGAAGAGCAGCGTCAACGAGACATGCTTATAGCAGCCCAAGAACGCGCTGCGGCAGAGCAAGCAGCGACAGAAGCAGCCGCTCAAGCAGAAAGAGATAGGATTGCAGCAGAGCAAGCTGCTGCGGCACAGGCAGAACAAGACCGCATAGCAACTGAACGTGCTGCTGCTGAAGCCGCTGCTCAAGCAGAAAGAGACCGTATAGCGGCAGAGGCGGCGGCTGAAGCAGAGGCCAAAGCGGAAGCAGACCGTCTTGCTGCTGAAGAGGCTGCTAGACAAGAAGCGGCCCGTGAGCGGCGCGAGGCTATTCTTGGAGGCGGTAGAGGTGGTGGTGAAGGATTTGCCTTTACAGACGGGATGATGGATCAATTTGGTGGTGAAGGCCAGATGTATGGTGGGCCTGCTCGTGGAATGCCTTCTGGCAATTTTCGCCCCTCAACAGGTATGGGTGGTGAAAAAGGCGGCGGTATAGGTCAAATAATGACGGGTCAGCCAGCCGAAAGCACAATCCAACCTGCCCCTATTAGGCCTACACCTACACCAAGACCAGTAATGGATCAGTCTTTAGGTGACAGGTTGCGGGGTATGGGCGGCATGTTTTCTAATGCTATAGCTCCCGGTGATCCGGGTTATGAGGCTGCATTGGCAGAAGCTGGGCCGGGATCTGGTGGTTTATTTAGCGGAGCTACTCCCGACCTTACACCAGAGCAAATAGAAAATATCAAGCAAGCTCAAGAGCAAAGACGAGCTTCTGGTCAAAGCGGATTCTTAGGTAAACTTGGCGGAACTAAAACAGACCCAATAGCTGATATAGGCAGCATGGGTGGGGTTGGCGGAATGATGGGCGGCATTGGCGGCATGACTGATCCTGCGGTCATGGAGCAAGTCAGGCAGCGAGTTGCTGCTGTACAGCCTCCTCCACCAGTTTCTACACCTAAGCCTGCAAAGAGTGTAGGTAGGAGCAAAGGGAGACGAAAGCCCGTGCCTCCAAAGCCAAACACCGAGACTGTAAAGAAAAAACCCAAATCATCAAGATATGGGGGGCGAAGCAAAGCACCCACCACTAAGTCTCGCGGCAGACGTAGGCGTTCCCGCTAGACATGGCTCTTAGTAAGATAAAGTTTGCTCCCGGCGTTAACAAAGAAGGCACAGAGTATTCTGCTGATGCTGGATGGTTTGATGCCGACAAGATTCGATTTAGGCAGGGTAGGCCTGAAAAGATTGGTGGATGGGAAAAGTTTTCTGAGACTTCGTTCTTAGGAGTTTGCCGGTCAATACATGACTGGTCTTCTTTGGAGTCCATACGATACATAGGCCTTGGTACGCATCTTAAGTTTTATGTAGTGTCTGGTGATCTGTTTAATGACATTACGCCGATAAGGCTAACCTCTGGCGCTGGCGACCCAACCTTTGCAGCAACCAACGGCTCTTCAACAATTACGGTTACTGAAAACGCTCACGGTGCGGTAGTTAACGATTTCGTTACCTTCTCAGACGCAGCGTCCTTGGGTGGCAATGTAGTTGCAGCGGTCTTAAATCAGGAGTATCAGATTGCCTCTGTGCCTACGACCAATACGTTTACGATTGTGGCAAAGGACACCAGTGGTGCAACTGTAACCGCTAACGCAAGCGACACTGGTAATGGCGGCAGTTCAACGGTAGCTGCCTATCAAATCAATACTGGCACCAACACCTTTGCTACAGGCACTGGCTGGGGCACGGCAGGATGGGGTGTAACTGCGTTTGGTAGCGTAAGTAGTATCTCATCAGCAGGTCAGCTAAGACTTTTCAGCCAAGACAACTTTGGAGAAGACTTAGTATTCAACCCTCGTGGTGGCGGCATTTACTATTGGGATGAGTCTTCAGGCACAGGCGCAAGAGGGGTAAACATATCCAGTTTAGCCGGTGCTTCTAACGTGCCAACCATTGCCCTGCAAGTCATGGTTAGTGACATAGATCAGCACGTTATTGCTTTCGGGTCTAATCCTATTGGCTCTAGCCAGATTGACCCGCTTTTTATTCGGTTCTCTGATCAGGAAAACGCAGCAGACTGGACTCCTACAGCGACTAACACGGCTGGTGGTGTAAGAATCAACTCAGGGTCTCAGATCATTGGCGCGGTTCAGGGCAGACAAGAGATACTGGTATTTACGGATGTCAGCCTGCACTCCATGCGGTTTGTTGGCGCACCGTTCACGTTCCAGTTTCAGACCGTAAGCACTGACATATCTATGATTAGCCCCAACGCAGCCGTCAACGCTAGGGGTTCCGTCTACTTTATGGATAAAGGCGGCTTTTATGTCTACAACGGTTCTGTGCAGCCTCTTCCGTGCTCTGTAAAAGACTATGTGTTTTCCAACCTTAACGAGGATCAATCGTTCAAGGTCTTTGCAGCAGAAAACAACGCATTTTCTGAGGTCATCTGGTATTACCCAATAGGTTCTGGTGACACGGAGATAACCAACTATGTCAGCTATAACTACGCAGAAAACTTGTGGAGTGTTGGCACGTTAGTTCGCGGAGCATGGCGTGGCGCTGGCACAAGGAATAAGCCCTTAGCTACGTCAGTGATTACAGATACAGATAACAACTACCTGTACTCTCATGAAGTCGGCTTTGACGATGATGGAAGCCCAATGACCGCTTATGTAGAAAGCGGCGACCTAGAGATAGAAGAGGGTCAGCGGTTCATGATGATTAGTCGGGTCATACCTGACTTTGCTTTCAGCGGAACAACCTCTGATGCGTCAATAGCTATGACAATCAAGGGCAAAGACTTCCCTCTGGGCAGCACCAGCACCCTTGCAACAGCAACGGTCACATCATCTACAGACCAAAATCATGTCAGAGCTAGGGCTAGGCACCCTATTGTCAGACTCGAAAGCTCAGGCTCTGGTTACGGCTGGCGGCTTGGTGATCTGCGTTTTGATATACGCTCAGACGGGAGGCGCTAATGGCTGGTACAAGAACAACTCCTCTACCCATACCGACACCTGAGTATGATCAGCAAGAGCAGGGGCTAACAAGACGCACCCTAGAGCTTGCAATGGATCAGATTGAAAACGATGTGGTTCTTGCTAAGACCCAAGGCGACAAAGAAGGCTCTCTTGCCATGCGTCGTTTTCAGTTCTTACTGATGGGTGCCTCATGACAGATGCGATTAAGGTTCTGGGTCAGGCCGATGTTTCGGCAACGACAACGACTACGCTGTATACAGTCCCAGACCTGACGCAAACGACTGTTAGCTCACTAGTCATATGCAATCGAGGCGGCTCTGCCATCACGTTCAGGGTTAGCGTCCATGTAGCTGGCGCTTCAGCAGATGACAAACAATTTATATTTTTTGACGAAGCCCTTGCTGCCACTACCACTAGAACTGTGGTTATTGGCATGTGTCTTGGTCAAGCGGATGTGGTCAAGGTTTACGCCAGTGCCGCTAATGTAAGCTTTAACCTATTCGGTGTGGAGACAAGTTAATGGAATATGTAAGAGGACAGATGCAACAAGCGCCATTACAGCCACAAGCAGAGCAAATGGCTCAGTACGGGCGATACGGTGACAGCATGCTTGTACACATGAACCCAGCAGAGGTTCAGGGCATAGCGTCTATGGT